GAACCATGGATCATCTTGACAATATTGTTCATCAAACATATTTCCATATGAAACAGGATTTGGTGAATCAACCAAGAGAGTAAGAGAGGTTGTTTTTAATGATTCTTGAATAAATGCCGTAGTACTCACATTTTCCTCAGGACTTTCTTCAGTACAACTACATAACTCACAGTCAGGATATATTATCGTAGGTAATGAAATGTTCTTGAATGGATTACCCAACGAGTTGAATATATCTCTGAAAGATGGCGGTTTTGGACAGTTTATATTAACAAATGGTATTGCATCAACTATTTTACAGAGAATATAAACAAACGTCGCTATAGTACCGTATACAAAAGTGATTAATATCTTTAGGATCGGCCATAGGAATGCCAAAATATGAACCACCACCATTAATGGTACTAATAAGAGGGTTATAAAAGAAAAGAAAAAATTAAAAATGATAAAAATCAAATCGAAGTTTTTCACTCCATCGTTAGTTGGAAATCTATTATTGGTCGAATCACAAGTTGAATCTAATATTTCTTTGATACCAAGAAACCTTCCTCGGTTGGCGCCATTATGATAACCATCTATGAATTGTGATACAGTATAAACTTTATTATACCCGAATTGATAAAATGTGTCCTCGCAATTTATTGCGGTTTGTGGACTAGCATAGTCATTCCAATCTAATGAGAATGAGTATGATTTCTGAAACTGTTGCCATTGTGTTACCGCACTATAATTTGGTGTATAAATCGGGCTCTTTGGATCTGAAAAATCCGCAGGATCGATAGCCGAACTTGTCCATCCATATTCTCTGATATTAGGTACTAAATAATAAGCCCTCTTCACCTGTTTACCTAGATCATCTTCTTGTTCCCACTTGATTTTGAATCTATATTTTCCTTTCGTTGGTATACCTACATTGGGATCTAATGATATTGTTTTTTCTCCGAACTCATTCGTTACAATATAATCCAAATTCATAGGTACATCTACAAGGAATGTTCCGTCCCCATCAATTACCTTAGCCCCGCCATCAAACTCATAAACTTCCAAACCTGGTCGTCCGTTAGAATCCTGGCCAACAGTCTGACGAATACATAATATTTCACCAGGACCAGATACCAAATCACATAGATTACCTGCCTCAGTCGAAGGTCTACAATTTTTTCTCAGAACTCTTCTGTCACTCGCAGAAATTACTGAACCCATGAAAACAGCTGTTGGTTGGATATCGATATTTGCTTGTTCTCTTAAATCAAAATCTACTCTATTAATGGCTATTTGACAAACTTCAGGTTGTCCCCAAAGTGGTGAAACGTCTATGTTGGCTTGTAGTGATATAATCTGTGGAAGGGACGCTAAGTTTGGTGAAGAAGCAAATTGATTCCCGTTGAGTTGGGTTTCATTTGCAATTCCCATTCTTATAAGGTCCTGTGGTGTGAGACTGAATTCTCCTATGTCCGATAAATCACAGTCCATGAAAACTGTTTGATTCCCTAATGGTACACCCATAATCATATAATCCCCACTCTCGTTTGTTCTGACAGTATACTTGTAATACTTGTCATAAATTTGCATTACTGTTGGATTGGTAAGGACATCGGTTCTCGAAGGAAAAGTTCCCGTAGGAATGTGTGTTGAATATGATTTTTCATATGGAAGTAGGTTGTATCTATAACCATCTTCGTTCTTTTCGTTTGTGGATTTGTATGGGTATATTGATGAGATGACATCATTATTTCTATCTTCTTCTTGGATTGGGACGAATACAGATACTTTCACGTTCGGAACACCATATCCTCCGTTTGCAACCACACGTCCAACCACAACACCATAATCAGCACAATTTCTTGTATAGATGTCCTCACTTTGTATCTTCATCGAGAGGATCTCTAAAAAATCGAACTCTTGATCAATCTGAACATTTAACGTTTGATCTTCTCCGATTTGAGTTTTAATTCTATAAGAATTGGCCATTCAGTGACTTTTTTGATAAATAGTTTAACCCCCATTTTCTAAGGAAATGGCGTACATTGTAATGATAATCTACTTGAACCGATAATAAACTTAAGAGAACTGAACGTTTTGGAAGTTCTTCACTTTCACTCTGATATCTTTGTTTGGATATCTTATTTGATACACCTGATTTGGTTGTGCAAATATGGTATCATCTACAGGTCTTATCTGTCTTGTAACATCGTTTGAATATGCCATTGAAGTTTGGAACCCTGAATATTGTCCTCCTACCTCATTGAATACATCGATGGCTGTTACGGTTATAACACCGTTCTCATCTTGAATCAAACTGTTCAATTGTGAGATGTATATGTTTTGACCTAAGTTTCTGATCTGCGGATCTAAGAAAGTAGAAACCTTATTAATGATATTAGTAATAACTTGTCCTTGGTTTTGTGTGGCATCTAAGACAACCGAAATATCTAAACTTAAATCAATAACTTCCGCAGTTTCAATAGAAATGTAGTCGTTCATCATTCTATAGTTTGATAGATAGTTTGCCAAGTTTTGTTTCAAGGTGTTCGAAACAATAGAAGTCAATTTACCTGTAGTGTCGTATGATAATATCTGAACGTTGATTTTGTTGTTGTTCTCCGTGATTGCAACTTTTGCAGGTGCTCCGAATTGAGAAGGCATCTTTCTTATCAAAGCTTCATAATCATTAACAGTTACCGCTCTGTTCTGTGAGGAAAAGTTGAATGCTACGTAGTTTCTTGTTTCTTCTACTGAAGGTTGTCCCGCTCCACCGATTGCAGCTGTAACGTTATTACATCTAAGTGAACTTGTTACTTGTTGGTTAATATTATCTGAAGGTCCGTTCACAAAGAAACTTACGGTTCCAACCTGATTGATAACGTTTGTACCTAAGTTTGTAGATAAACCACCACCTGTTCTATATTGAACAAACAATGTTGTGTTCGCTCTCAAAGCAGAACCTAAAGACATATTGTTTTGATACAGTTGTAGATTCAATGGAACTCCTAAAGTTGTGAATTGATTCAAAGCGTCTTGTGATGTATTTGTACCACCACCAAAAGTCATCTTGAGGAATCCTTCAGGTGTATATTCTGTAATGAATCTGTCATTTGTTTGGATGTACTTACCAACTTTGATTCCAGGCTGATCAGACACTTTGGTAGGATCTTCAACAAAAATTCTGTCTTCAGCCAAAGCATCCACTTCGTACCACCTATTGTCTACCCCTAAAAACTCATTAACTGTTGGTACTGTTGTATAACTTGTACCATCTTTCAGAAGTACACTTGTAACTCCAAGAACATTTTTTTCAGGTAGGAATAACTCCAAGAATGGTCTTACATCGGCTGGTCCAATAACTCTTTTGAATACTTTGGTGATACCGTTAACAACGACCTCTCTTTTAGTAATTGTATAGTTAACAATTCTATTACTTGAGTCGAAATTTGGAATCTTAAGTCTGTTTGGAAATCCTTGTGAATTATATGGTGAAGCAAAATCAATATCTTCAACATTCTCAAAAACTTGTCCTGCGCCTACAACTTGAGATCCTCTTCTAAGTTGTCCCAAATATCTTTCATCTTCTTTGTCTCCAAATGCTGGAACTGTGATAGAAAAATCTACAAGAGCAACAGATGGTCTTTGTCCCGGTATTTTCAGACCATAAGTTCTGGCGATATTATAAATTGAAGACCTCTGTTGTGCATATTGTAATACGGTCTCTTGTATACTTCTATCAATGTGATAGTGTAAGTTGTCGGCTACGGCTGCGTTCAAATCTAAGAATACTGAAAATACAGAAGCGTCATTGAAGTTCTGTATAAGTTCAGGGTAATAAGTTCGAACATATTGTATGAGTTCCTCCCTTATACCTTCAAAGTCTCTGGTTGTATATGAAATTTTACGATTAGCCATTTATCTTAAATATTGATGATTACAAAATCACTGGTCGCAAATGTCGAATCTTGGATTGAGTACTCTATTTTTATTTTCGCAGTATATTCTGCAGTTCCTTTACCAGGGTATCTGTAAATTTGAGATGTCTG